TTCTAAATTAGTGATTGCAACTGACTTTTCACGAGAATTAGGACAAGTTGTTTCTATTAAATAAGCAAGTTCTTTTGCTTTTTCACGAATGGAATTATATTTTTCTGGTTGTCCTTCTTTTGGTGGATGATACGAGAAATTATTTTCAATCATAGAATTCATCTTTTTTCACCCCCTCTTTTACATTCACACTTTTCAACATTCCCTCATATAATAGAAGGAACACAATTTTACTACCACTTACTTTTCTTAAAGGTTTCAAGCTACTCTCTTGGGACTTCTTTCTTACAACACTCACACATGGGAGGTTCAACTGTATGAACAATCCAATTAAAAGGGATTCTTTCACTATTAATTAATTCACACATTTCACATAGATAAATATCTTTCCATTCTGCTGAATCATATTTTAGTAACATACAACCCCTACTCTCTTGGGACTTCAACTCATTCTCAAAAATAACGGGGTTTCACTTCGTTTCACCCTTCCTCTTACGAGGAGTTATTTGTTTCGTTATTCGCCTTGTCTCTTTGCTCTCCGAGGATACGCCGTTCCGGCTTATCCAAGAGAGCTTTTTCTTTTCCCCCGAAAGGTCTTAAAGATTTAAAAGATTAAAAGATAAAATCTTGAAAGAATAAAACCTAAAGTAACAAGACCGATAAAAGATAAAACATTAAGGATATAATATTTTGATTTAGATATTAAGTACATTGTTTCACCTATTAGAAATGATAATTGAGATATCTGCAAATAGAATCTATAATCATGTAAGTTAACACTAATTTAACCAAACCCCAATACGTTACTTTCCTATTAAAAACTTCTTTCAATTCTTTCATTGATTCACCTCTTAGAAGATTTTAAAGATTAAAAGATAAAAGATAAAACCAAACAAAACAATGATAAGAGCATTTGCTATTGCTTTAAAACGGTTAATTGATGGGTAACCTGTATCACCAAATAATTCATGAAGTATTTTCTTTTTCATTTTTTCACCTCTTAACTCATTGACATGGACCATGCAACAATAAAGAATCCAATTACACATAAAATACACCAAAATATGTCTTCTATGTATTTCATTGTTTCACCTCTTAGAAATAAAAGAAGAAACCCAAGTTCAAAGTCGAGTTTCTTCTATTATATTGTCAATTATGCTACGACTTCTTCTTCCGTTACTTCGGCTTCTACTTGCTCATCTTCTTCTACTTTTTCAGCGTTTGCGATAAAGTCTTCTACAGAGATTTTATATTTTGCTTCATCATGGATTAAGTCAAGAACTAGAACGTTTTGAGTTGGGAATGCTTTACGGATTGATTTCAATGCTTTTTCTTGTTCGATTTTTCCTTCTTCTGTCATTGTACCGATTGCAACTACTTCTGTTCCTTGTAATTCTCCGATAACGATTTTTGTTGATGCGATTGTACGAGTAATAAATTTAGCCATTTTTAATTCCTTCTTTCATTTAGTTTTTATTTTTATTTTATTGTTAATGATTTTAGTAACAAGATTAAAACCTCTCAAGAGCTTCTTTTTGAAGTTTGTTAAGTTGTTGTTTTCTTGTTGAATTAAATATAACATTTTAAAATTAGAAATGCAACTACTTTTATGAAATATTTTTAAGAAATTTATTGATGTTAATTTGAAGACAAATAATATAGATAAAATAAATAATAAGAATCCACATATTAAAACCTCCATTTCTTGCTTCTTCTATTATATAGGAAAATTAAAAAGATAAAAACATGACAATATCGTGAAACCATTTGTAACAGATTAAATAAGAATAAAAATAATTAATCAAACAAAAGAAAATTAAAAACAAAGACAAATAAAAGAAAATCCATTTCATTATTTTCATTTTGAAATCTCCCCCTAACTACTTTCTTCTATTATATAGGGAAAATAGAAAAGATGAAAGATAAAAAGATAAGCATTAAAAGACAAATTTCTAGCACATATAATAGAAAGAAAATAAATAACCTTAAATTGTATCATAAAATCTATTAGTTCGTCAAGAAATAAATGTTGCAATTTGTTGAATCATAGTTTAGTATATAAATATAAGTCAGAAACGACTTACATAATAAGTCTAATGAGACTTAAAACCTAAGAAAGGATTGAGTATATTGAAATTAACAAAAGAACAAAGAAACGAAATGTTACAGGAACTTTTGAAAGGTTCGGCAGATGAAAAACGTGTGAGTGAAATTGTGGATTCTATTTCAGAAGATTATGCGGTATATGATACCAACTATGAAAAAACAGTGAAATTAAATGAAGACTTGATGACTTCTAACACAAAACTACGTGAGTCGAATGCGCATTGGTTTAATAAAGTAACTTCTCAATCACAATCAGAAGAGCAACAAAAAGAACAAGAGAAAGAAAAAGAGAAAAAAGAACGTACTTTAAGCGATGCTTTATTAGGAAAATAATTAACCTAAAAGCAAAAGCGACTGTTTATAATCAAAAGTGATTGATTGAATCTATTGAAATAAATTTTAATTTATGTAAAGAGATTCGAGAAAGAGCAAATGATTATAGGAGCGTTGCTAGATATAATAATGAATGTAGTAAGATATCAATCTTATTTCAGATAAATAACTTAATAAGAAAAGAGGAAATGAAATGGCTAAAATTAATATGAATGATGTTAATAGTTTGCTCGGCGCTGAAACAACGGCAGACACATTAAACATGATTCGAAATGAATTAGGTGGAGCGTATGCAATGGCGGTTCCAGTTGCAGATGAAAGAAACATTGGTGAAGTTGGTATCGGTATTAACTCGTTACCTCAACATCGTAATGATTTTTTAAATCAATTAGTTGACCGTATTGGGCTAGTTGTAATTAAACACAAATCTTTAAACAATCCACTTGGAAAATTTAAAAAGGGAACTATGCCTTTAGGATATACAATTGAAGAGATTTAACATAATGGGTCTCTCTAAATTCCTCTAATTCGGTGAACATCTCAAAAGAGACAATACCGAGCGAAGCCCTTCGAAGGGAACGTGTAACGACTAGTTGAAAGACGTACATCCAAGCGGATGGAAACGGGGAACATAATTTAAAAAATTATGAAGAGATAGTCTACTCTATATGGTGACATATAGCAGTTCATAAGAGAACGTGTTAACTGTAGCGAGGTTAACAGAATACATGGTATACAGATATCACAAAAGCGAAAAAGTTTGATCCATCTGATGCAGAATCAACTCTTTACAAACGTGAGATTCCTGACACGAAAGCATTCTTCCATCAACGTAACCGAGAAGACTTCTATGAGCAAACTGTATCTCAAGCTGAATTAAAAGCGGCGTTTGTTTCTTATCAGAATTTAGATAACTTTGTTACTGGTATTTTTGAAGCACTTTATAACTCGGCAGAAGTTGATGAGTACCTATACATGAGAAAACTTATTGATGAGTTTTACGCAAAAGGATACTTCCATCATGTAAAAGTTGAAGTACCTACAGATGAAGCGACGGGTAAAAAATTAGTTAAAAGTATTCGTGCAATGGCTCGTAAGTTAACACTTGGAATGGGTTCTCGTAAATACAATCATACTGGGGTACATACACGTTCTGAAATTGATGGTTTACATTTATTTATTACCGCTGATACGGAAGCGGAAATCGATGTAGAAGTTTTAGCAGCTGCATTTAATATGGGTAAAGCGGAATTCATGGGAGCTGTAACAGTTATTGATGAGTTCGAAGACCCTGCAATTCAAGCTGTGCTTGTTGATGCTGATTGGTTTATGTGTTATGACAATAACATTGAAATGACAAATGTTTACAATGCGAAGGGTTTATATTGGAATTATTTCTACCATATTTGGCAGACTCTTTCATGTTCAACATTAGAAAATGCAGTTGTATTTAGTACAGCGGATGTTCCTACACCGCAACCGCCGACGGCAACAGTTTCACCAAAAACGGCTAGTGTAAAAGCAGGAGAAACACAACAATTTACAGCTTCAACTGACCCTGCATCAGCTACTGATATTACTTGGGAAGTTGCAGGAAACACAAAAGCAGGTACTACAATTTCAACTAGTGGATTATTAACAGTTGATGCTACGGAAGAAGCGGGAGTAGACAAGTTAACAATTACATATAAAGGTAAAGTTAATGGTGTTGATGTAACTGATACAGCTAAAGTGACAGTTACTACACCCTAGTGAATATTATTTAAGGAGGAACGTCTAAAATGGCAGTCGTACCAGTAAGTGGGAGCAACGTCTTTTTTAAAAAAGGCGTTCCCTTTTCTAATGATTATAAAGCAACAAGATGGCATAGTGATATAAGTGAACAACAAAGTTATTTTAGTGGCAGACCAACGGTTCACACTATGACAGAAGTTACATTCGTTGAAAATGATGGAAAGACTTATGTTTCAACAGATGCAAGTATTGACGAGCTACGTGATGTTAGTTATATGATGTTTCAGAATGATCAATACAATAATAAATGGTTTTATGCTTTTGTTACAAAATTAACAAGAAAATCAAGTAACACAACTTACGTATATTTTGAAATTGATGTGTTACAAACTTGGTTCTTTGATTTTGATTTTAAACCATCATTTGTTGTAAGAGAACATTGTCCTTTATGGAACGCTGATGGTTCACCAGTCGTTAACACCATTGATGAGGGGTTAAACTATGGAACAGAATATGAAAATGTAAATGTTTCTCATTATATACCCAATAGCGGTGTCCGTTTCCTTGTTATTGCTACGAAAAGAGCGGTGCACGGAACAAATAAAGGAAAGGTATTACCTAGTATTGTTGGCGTTGGACAACCTTTTAGTTATTATATTGTTCCTTTTGTTGATAAAGACCAAGTCGTATGGGCTACAGTACAAGGAACGAGAAGTAGAATGTCCACTTTAATTGACACACTAGCAGGTCTTTATAAAGACACTGATTTCACAAACAATATAGCCACCATGTTTATTACGGAACAAACTGGATTATCTAGCCAGGTTACAGAAGGAGATTCTATAGAGATTGTTTTCGATAATCCCGACCAGATTTTAGAGCATGCTGATGCTGGCGAAGGTGTAAAAATGGTTTATGTGAGTAACGCTCCTCAATTCGTTGTGAAAACCGCAAACTTAGGTAATAAGTATGATGGGTATAGAAGTGTAAAAGAAAGTAAACTCATGATGTATCCATATACTGTGCTTACTATAGATGATATGCAAGGTAATAGAAGAGATTATAAAAACGAATACATCAATAGTTCTGATATTACGATTGTGGCAAAAGGTTCACTAGGCACTAGTAATAAGATTATGTATAGTTTAGATAATTATAATATTAATTCATCTAACTCTATGAAAACCTATTTAGTTGATGAATGGGGTTTACAAAATATCAACCCTAATGATGTAACAATTATTACGGAAATGATAGCATCCTATATTCAAGCAAATAAGAATACTTTAATCAATCAAAAAGACCAAATTATGTTGAATGGGTATGCTGGATTAGGTCAAAATGCTTTAAGTGGGATAGGATCAGCTATAGGCGGAAATACACCAAGTGGTAGAATTTTAGGTACAGCAAGTGCAGGTGTTTCAACAGTAAAAGGTGTTGGAAGCACTGTCTTACAATTACAAGGAATTGAGGCCAAGATTTCTGACATTCAAAACATCCCCCCACAGATTAACAAAATGGGAACGAATACGAGTTATGATGTTGGTAATGGTTTTAATGGTGTATTTATTATCAAGAAACAAATTAAATCTGAATACCAAAAGAAATTGGAAGATTTCTTTAAAATGTTTGGTTATAAAAAGAATGAAGTAAAAACCCCTAATTTCCATACGAGACAAAGTTGGAATTATGTTGAAACAAAGGATTGTAATATTGTTGGTAATTTTAACACAGAAGATTTAAATGAAATAAAAGCGGTGTTTGATAGAGGTATTACACTATGGCATACAGATGATATCGGTAACTATAATTTAAGTAATGAGGTGATATAATGTTTAATCAAATAAGTATGTATATGAATCCTAATATGATACAAAAGGATGTTGGTAATTTTTATTATTGGCATTATGCAAAGTATCTATCGCAATTAACGTTTCAATTATTTGAATGGGAAAATCTTCCCGAAACAGTTGACCCTCGTTATTTAGAAATGATGTTGCATACTCATGGATATGTAGGATTTTATAATGATAAAGAATTAGGATACATGGCAGTAAATGGCACAGCGGGAACGCATATTAACCGTTATTTACAACCAACTAAATTCGAAACGGCTACGCCTGATTATACAGGTAAGAAATTTGATATCTATAATTTTGGTGATAAACTTGATTTAATCAATAGAGAAAAAACGGGTGTTGTAATATGGAATAATGATTTGCATATTCCCACAATGGATTCCGTTATCATGTTTGCTAAAAAGTTAGCAAATGTAATGGAGATTATTGACATCAATTTAAACGCTCAAAAGACCCCTGTTTTAATTACAGCGGAAGATACGAATAAGTTTTCTCTTATGAATGTTTATAATCAATATGAGGGAAATGCACCTGTTATTGTTGCTAATAAGCATTTTGACCCTAACTCTATTAAGGTATTTAAAACAGATGCACCTTTCGTTGTTGATAAAATGAATGACCAAAAGAACGCATATTGGTCTGAATTTCTTACATACTTAGGAATACGAAATGTTAGTATCGATAAAAAAGAAAGATTGACAAGTGCGGAAGCAACTTCTGGTGATGAAAAAGAAAAAGCATCAGAAAATATCATGTTAAAGGCTAGGTTAGAAGCAAGAGACAGAATTGTACAATTGTATCCTGAATTAGAAGGATTAAATGTTAAAATGAGAACAGATATTCTTCAATTATATATGGAGAATGACGGATTTCCTCTAGTTGGAGGTGAAGAAAATGGCAATGTATAGTATTGAATTAAGAAGATACATAGACAACTTCACAATTTATGAAAGACCGCAACCTCCAATAAGTAAAAGAATTGAAGTTGGTCAACCACATTTGTTTGATTTTGATTATCCTTTCTTTGATGAAAGTAAGAGAAAAGATTTTGAAAAAAAATGGATTAGACGTTTTTATATGACGGAAATTGG